ATGAGGCTTACCGTAGAAAACCGAAATTAACCAACGCCAAAGGCGTTGCTTAATTTCGGTTTTCTATCGGTCGTACGTAGGCTGACGATATTTAAGCAACGGCAAAGCCGTTGCTTAAATTCGGAAAGCCACGGTATTTTTGTTGCGCTGCTGCCGTAGAAAACCCAATATACCGAAATTAAGCAACGGCGTTGCTTAATTTCGATTTTCTAGCGGTCCTACGTAGGCTGATGATAAATTCGGAAAGCCACGGTAATGATTTAGAATCCAAGCGGAATATAACGGTAGACACATCCGTACAAACCACCATAGCATTCTCGACGATTTAACTCTTCGGGCGAAGGAACGTGCGATGTTTGAAGTTGTACAATCGTACCTGTACTTGTAAAGGATTCGCCCCGTATAAGGCTTAGTGTAATCAGTAGCAAGACGATAAGTACTAAAATAACAAAATATCCCCGCATTTTCTTCTAATAACTAAGAAGAAAATGGATCAGCGTTACATCCAAAAGAAGTTGTACATGCTTGGTGCACTACTATTGGTCATTGGCGGGCTTAATTGGGGCATTGTAGCACTAACAGGTGGCGATTTAGTATCTTCTGTGTTCGGCCGTGGCTCCGTAGTAGCCCGTGGTATATTCTTACTAGTTGCGTTGGCCGCCGCGTTTTTCATTTTCAAACGCGACTACTATCTTCCGTTTTTGGGTGAAACACATGTACCTTGCTCCGTTTTAGCTGATAAGACCCCCGAAAATGCTGAAACGGCGATTGGAGTACGTGTGCGTCCCGGTGCTAAGGTTATATACTGGGCCGCGGAACCCGCAAATGAGGACTTAAAAACACTGAATGACTATCGGGGTGCTTATTTAGAGTATCGGAATGCCGGTGTAGCAACAGCGGACGAGGACGGTAATGCTACGCTAAAGGTACGTACCCCGCAGGGTTATACAGTACCAATGAAGGGACAACTGCCACCTCACATTCATTACCGTGAATGTGACGGACGCGGATTTATGAAAGCCATTGTAACAGTGACGCTTGATGGCAAAGAGTACTTTGAAAATCCAGTCGCGCGTGAGGAAATGCCTGAAAAAATCAAAAATGCCAGTGATTTTGCGTATGTACAACCTGGCGAAGCACTAGAAGAAATAAACCGTACGGCACGGCTTACGCTACAAAACTCGCTGATGCCTGAAAGCGGTGCGCCGAGTGAATGGAACGCGGAGGGTAGCAGCGGCTCCGCGCTAGATGCCGCTTTTGGCCCATTGATGCAATCGGATTTACCTACTTTAACTGGTAGTACGCCAACAGGTGATTATATTCCAATGCGGAATTAACGCCGTCGTGTGTAATTCCGAGCGCGACGCGTACGCCGTGCTGTACCAGCACCGGCTTTTGCTTTGGATAATCCTAAACCACTTACAATCGCATTGGATAATTCTGTCGCATTGTTTTTTGAAAGACCAGTACCTGCAGCAACGGTATTGATGTTTCCTTCGTAAGCGGCAGCGCGCATCTTTGTACCTGACATTCCTGCTAAGTTTGACCGCGACTCATTACGCTCCTCACCTACAGACACAATTTGAACTTCTTTTGGAACAAAACGACCAAAATCTTCCGTTCTGTCACTACCAACAAACATTTTTATGTTTTCGATTGGATATCCTGAATCTATTAATTTACCAATTACTTTTGGAACGGTGCGTACATCGTGCTCGGTTGTATCGATAATGCGAATTGGAACACCGCTAAAAATCTTTTTCATCCAGCGTACCTTAGTAGCAACGTTGAGTGGATTCTTCTTTTTATCTTGCGATGAACTCGCAAAAATGTAAGCATCCGCACCATCGCGTGCTGCTGCGGCCGCAATCCCTGTTGCCAAAAGACGGTGCCCTAACGTTGGCGGCTGAAAACGACCAAATGTAAAATACGCTTTTTTAACACTTTCGTTACTTGGGCCTATTGTGTTACCTGAACGTAACGCAGCAGACATATTCTACTTTATTTTGTGAAACTATTCCGTACCAAGTTTAGCGATGCACCTACACTTTTTCCACTTAGCAAACCAAACGCAAATATACCTAATATTGTTAATACTGTAGCAATCAGCAGAAACTTGAAAATTTCTACAAAAAGGCAGTATAAGCCACTACGGTCCGCACAAGCGCCGCTAGTGCCTACAAATCCCAGTGTCGGGTCGTTGGCTTCGCCCGCCGTGCGCCCACCGATCGCTTCGCCGCCACCTCCACGAAAGTTTTCAGGTTCCATATCCATTTTCTAATTTATGTAAAAGTTAATTTCATTGAATACAAAATATGATTTTCATTAGCACCACCTGTTGCTGCACCGAAACCAATAAAGTATAATGTATTATCAAAACTAAAACCTGTTAATGTAAAATTTGGAATCGCGGGTTTTGCAGCAGTTGTTGAAAAGTAAATACGCATTATTGACGCAGCGTTGTCATAGTCAGCCCAGTAAAATAAGTTCCTATAAAAATTTTGACCAGTTTGTGTAGTCTGTGCTACATTATTTTTGTACCATGTAAAACTATTATTTACAAAAGTAAGAAATGTTAATGCTTGAGCAGCACTTGTAATATATCCTACACTTCCACCACCGCCACCATTGATATTATTTACAGTTGTCCATTGAAGACAAAAACCATCAGCAGGTGGACTTGACCCACCAGAACATTCAAAATTCCATTCAAAACTAAAACTTCGGTTATATCGAATCGCAGTAGAACGAAAAACATTACCAACATCACTATTGACGGCGGTTGTAAGGTATAAAAGATTACTAATAACTCCTGCTGTTGAAACTAAACTAAGACCAGCGGTCGATGCAAAATTCGGATAATCAAATTCGACAAAGCTGGAATTAGTTGGCAACGATGCCCACGCATTTCTATACTCAACAGTTCCAATAAATGGCATCCTTACTTTCGCTTTCTGTATTTCAAACAATTATCAAGTAAGATAATCTTTTGAATTTTTTAAGTATTTAGAGGTCAACTGGGTTTGACCGGTTACCGCCACGCCCCGCAATAAAGTCGCGTTGCTTAGCCGTAGTACAGACGCAGCCGCTTCCGCAACTGAAAGACGCAGGGCAGCACTCAGGTTTGCACTGGTTATTCTTGAAAATGAAAAGATTGTCGGGGCCAAGTTCTACTTCAGGACCCAGCAACGGCTCATTTGGAGCCGGTCCACGCCAGTTGCTCAGACCATTTTCAGGCTTCTTTACAACATTATCGTAGGCACCAATAGCTTTGTAGCCATCACCGGACGGAGCACCGCTCAGCATATAATCCGCAAAGCCTTCTGCGTAGTTAGTATAGCCACCAAGCATCAAATAATTTGCTACAAGAAGTAGACCCAAGCATACTAGTACAAAAGCGATTCTAGGGGAAACCATCTTCTTCTAATGTACGCACCCTTTTTCGCTTTGTGAAGCTAATGTTGTTAACACCCAATCGTATGTCTTTTCTATATTTTCACTTCCCACATCACTGAAGTCGCGTACTGCTATGGTTTTGAAATCGGACGTCAAGATTCGGAAGGTTCCTGCGGTAGTAAAGAGTTGATACCAAGCCATTTTATTTGACGCATTTGATTTGGACGGCATTTTCCACCCCGCTTCCGTATGTATCCAAGTCCCCGCGGAAATAAATGTATTTGTATCTAGTTGTACCGCGGCATCAACTTCATCGCAATGAATTTTTACAATACCATTGACAGTTGTAACATCATTATTACTATCATAAACTTTCATTCCGGGAGTGCAGTGCCGAATTTGTAATGGTCCAAGCGGCGTTACTACATATGTTTTTTCAGAAATAGCTGATTCAGAATTTAAATTATGTTTATTAGGTGGGCTATACGGCGTATTGGGATTTAACATACTAAATACAATTTTATGCCAATCTAGCAAATCTTCATGTTTACTTATCTCCTCCCAATCCGCAAAGACTATTATACCTTTGTTAGAAATAACAGGAATAGTATGATTTTCAGTAATAAGGCAATAAACCTGTGGAGGTGAAATAGCATTAGGTTTTGCGTCAGGGTGGTCCTTTACAAAAATCGGGATACCGTCGTGTAAATAAATGTGACTACCACTCACTTGAACTCCATACAAATCATATAATGATTCGTACTCATCTTTAAATTCAAGTTTAGCTGTAACTTTGTTTTCTACCCCATTTTGTATAAGAACAGTACCAATTTTGATTTCTTTCATTGTTTTAATACCATTAAGCGTCGCTACTTTTGTATCCCCTGAAAAGCAAAATGCACTTCCCATTCCTGATACTTCACTAGCGTATGGCGTTTGTGAAATAAATCCTATTGTAACCAGAATAAGAGGTATAAGTGGCCAAAGTAGAAAAAAGAAAAAAACAACAAAACCAAGTAAAATACTTAAAATCACAATTGACACAATTGTCATAAGTCTAAACATATTATCAATGCCTCTAAAAGCGCTTACACCGGCATAAAGTGCGGATACAGCAACACCAAATGTCTTTTTTAACGATTCGTGAAGTTTAACCCAAGTAATACGAAGCGAATGAAATGTATTATTGTAACGTCTCATAAAAATATCTACAACGCTATTAAATTTCTTGTACATATTTCCAAGAACGCCGCGCATATTCATTATTCCACCTGCCGATTCCTCGAGTGAACCCGTTAATAATTGTACAATTTTCATCACAGGTTGTAAAAATACAGCAAATATGCGCATTATGAATCCATTGATTACGTCAACAAAGTTATCAGACGCGAATTTCAACCGGGATCGCGGATCATCATCGGGTTTGAATAGCGGTGCAGCAAAAATATAAAGTGGATTGTCGCGATATTTAGTCCAGTTTTTTATTATTTCATCGCGGCGTATATAGGCCGAAATGAATGAAAGACTTATAATAAATAAGAAGCTGAGCGCTAACAAAGCATACATCCTTGTTTTGGGTGTATAGTTTCGTCAGTAATCAATAACTTACCAGTAATGATGAATCAAACATCTCCTTAATCGTACCGTTATAGCGCGTAATACACATTACTTTTGATTCAAACTTTTCGATAGTACTCACCCATTTTTTGTGTTGTGTTTCGCGTTTTACAAAGACTTTAATAGGATTGCTACCATCAAACTTCGCTAATCCGGTTTGCCAGTGGTGAATGCCAACTGCACGACATATTTGTGGCGGTAGTGGAAGTGGCGATTCCATTACACTCCTGCTTGTAAAATTTAAAAAAAACTTTTTTCACTTTTTTCCTCGCTACCCTTTATATAATGTCAAAAAGTCGGAAGTGCGGTCGCAGCAAATCTACCCGCAAATCGTGTACACAAACACGTTATGCTACTTATTACAAAGTTAGTCGCACCGCACGGGCTTTACGAAAATGCCCCGCAGGATTCATAAAGCGTGCGGCTTTTACTCGTCGGTTAGCGCGCGGTCGTAAATCATATGTGCCTGAGCAATGTATTCGTAATGTTGGAGCGCCTGGTAAAGGTCTGCGCGGTGGACCCGGTATTGGTCCGCTTCGGAAGGGTGAATTAATTAAATTTGGATACAGCGATGTTGTAAATAAAACACGCAATACACGTCACGCAGCCTTAAGTCGTGCTGTAAAGGCATATGGCTCATTGAGCGTATGGCGTAAATTAAATGCGGTTCAAGTTTATACACGCCGCCTTTCTCCCGCTTCAAGCAAAGTCTTCAAAGCAGATATGGATTGGATTCGTAGCAAGTATGGAATAAAGGCTTTTTAACTTTTGATTAATTAGAATGGGAGGCAGTAATTCTGTTATGAGCGGTGGCGGCGCACGTTCCTTAAAAACTATTCAGGATGAACTAGCGGCTGAAAAAGGTAAATCACCGCCTAGTGCAGAAGATATATCACGATTAACAGAAGAATATAAAAACGCACTAGCGCATAAAAAAACGCTGGAAGATACAATTAAACATCCAGGGACTAATAGCGAGACAAAACAAAGACTTGAAGAAGAACTAGCCGCGTTAACACAAGACTATAATGAAAACATTAATGGAAGTGACAGTGTAGAAGGCGTTCCAAATAATAATAATAGAAATAATGAACTAAATAGAAACAATATTAGTGAAAACGGTGAACTGAATACTGCTAGTGTAGCAGGGATTCCAAACAATAATGAAAACAATGAATTAAACGATGAAACTAGAGCGAAACTTGAAAAATGTAAGGAAAAAGAAAGCAAATCTAATGAAGAAACTGCGACGGAAAATTTAGAAAAAATACAGGAAAGTATCAAAAAAAATGTACCTGGATTTTTTAGTACTTTTTTCGGAAATTGGTTATCTTATGATAATTGGCAATCTACACCTGATGAAAAGGAAGCCGCGGAGTGTAAGGATTTACTAAATAAATACAAAAAACGTAGTTCAAAAGAAACAGAAGCCGTGACGGGCGATGATGAATCAGGAGAAGCGGAAACAGAACCAGAATTAGTACCAGCAACAGCAACAGAAGCTGCGACAGAAGATGATGAATCAGGAGAAGCGAAAACGGCACCAGAACCAGCACCAGCACCAGCACCGGCACCAGCACCTGCACCAGTTCCAGTACCACCAGCACCAGCAGGATCAGTAAAAACAACCGAAGAAGAAGCTGCGGCAGCAACAGAAGCACCAGCACCAGCACCAGCACCAGCACCAGCACCAGCACCAGCACCAGCACCAGCACCAGCACCAGCACCAGCACCAGTGCCAGTACCACCAGCAGGTATAGCAAAAGCAACCGAAAAAGAAGCAGAAGCAGCACCAGCACCAGCACCAGCACCAGCACCAGTGCCAGTACCACCAGCACCAGCACCAGAAACAGAAGCAGATTCAGCAAAAGCAAAAGAACCAGCACCAGCTACCGCCGGTGGCCATCGGCATACGCATAAAAACCGACAAAAAAGAAAAAGAACACATAAAAACTTGCGGAATAGCACTTCTTAAATATAGTACTCTATCAGAGGAGCCATATGGCTGATAGCATTCCCGAGCAAATAGAAGTATGGAGCACCAACTTGCGGTGGTCCATAGTTTCCTTCACACTTATAACACTTTTATTTATTGGTATTACAGTATTGATATTTTCAATGGGTAATTTGACCGAAATTGCTAAAAACTATCCTAAATATCGGTGTAATCCACTTATGATGCCATTTGCGGGACAATTTGGTTATGACGCAAAAGAAAACTTTAATTTTTGTATTTCAAACATATTAAATGAAAAGGCTGCAGGCATATTTGCACCACTTTATGGACTGTTATCGCAATTTGTAGGAATACTAACTGTTATGATGAATGCCACCCTTGGCATACGAAAACTATTTAGTAACTTTTTCTTAAGCGTAAATAACTTTGTTGGAAATGTAAGAAATAAAATTCAAAATCTTCTTTTCCAAATTCGTATAAGTTTTTTGAAACTAAATAATCTTATGGGTCGTGTTTTTGGCACAATGTATGCGGTAATTTACATGGGCTTAAGTGCCTTAACTGCTGCTAACAATACAGCTAACAATGACCTTGTAAAATTTTTATCCGAATTTTGTTTCGACCCCGCTACACCTATTCAACTAGAGGATGGTAGTTATAAACCTATTGTGGAAATTAAAATTGGAGACCGATTAGCTGCTGTAAAAAATACAATTCCTGTAGTCACATCTACTTTTGTTTTTGATGGGCGGAAAACTAATATGGTACGTATTGAAGATGTAAGACTAAGCATGGAGCATTATGTTTTTTATAAAGGGTCATGGATAGCAGCGTCGTCACATCCAGACGCAAAATCTGATGAAATATGTGAAAGACTAATATGCCTTAATGTTACAGGCAATGAATTTTATGTTGGGAAAAATGGGCTTTTAGCACGCGATTATGACGAGCATTCAGAATCTTATATAAGTAAGATTGTGCAAAACATTGCTACTTGTGCACTTAATGGCATGGTAGTCGAAAAAACAGTAGATGATTATAGTCTTGGTTTTGATCCAAACTTAGAAATAAAAATGAGAAAGGGCGGTTGGAAACGTGCGACCGAAGTAAAAATAGATGATGTATTAGATTGCGGTGCCCGTGTTGTAGGCATTGTACGTGAGTGCTGCGGTACAACAATAGTTCTTCCTACAGGTGCTAAAGTAAGTGCTGCACAACTACTATTTGACGGCAAAAAATGGATACGTGCTGCAAATGTGAATTTTGAAACATCTGGAAGTGCTGTGCTGATACAGTTACTTACATCAAACTGTGGAGTCATAGTAGCACGACAAGGTGATATTATTTATTATTTAAGAGATTATCGCGAAGCTCCTCTTCCCGAAATGGAGTCACCATATCGTAAAAATTTAAACTAATGATACATCAAGATGACTACCCCGTGTCCTTACAATAGCACTTGCTCTACTCAATTTGCACCAACGATTCAAGATAAAGACCGAAGTTCAAGTGATTATACAAGTTATCTTGGTGCAAAAACACTTTATGGATATACAAATAATACAAGTAATACATGGCAAAATCTTACTTTAGCACCACGTTTTACGTCTCACGCAGACTATATGCGCTATAAACGCATAAGTTCGCAAATGTATGGAAGCGTAACACGCTAACACTGTGCCTATCGTGGCTTTCCGAATTTAAGCAAGGCTTTGCCGTTACTTAGTGTCAGCCTACGTACCGTTGACTCTCAAAGTTAAGACCACCCCAAATGGGGTGGTCTTAATTTGAAGTCAAAGGCATTGCCGTCATAAATTAAAAGTTAAGACCACCACAAGGGTGGTCTTAACTTTTAATTTTGACGGTAGGACCGATAGAAAAACTAAAATCTCTATACTTATAAACAAATGAAAAATCTTTTGTTTCTAGGATTATTGGCTGTAACTAGTGCTTCCGTAAAAGTTACAGATTGCAGTTCCGGCACATCTGTTTTTAAAGTCGACGCTCTCAGTTTTGCGCCTGATAGCCCTGTTGGTGGACAAAATGGTACTCTTCACGCAGTTTATATAGTGCCATCTGAATACAATGCTGGCATTGTAAAATATACTTTTACTTTTAATGGTCTTCCTGTTTATGACGAATCGTTTGATATTTGTACACAAACTAAGTGTCCGATAACTGTTGGTACACACGATGATTATAGTACGTCAGAAGTACCAGCTGTAAGTGGTAAAGTTGTTGGAAAAATTCTTTGGACAGATACTTCCGATAATACCCTACTATGTATACAAACATCTATGATACTCTCTACTGGAAAAAAGGCATTACGTGGTCAACGTTTTCGTTATCATACACACTTTGTTAACAGCACAAATATATGTCCTATAGTTGAAGACTATGACCCTGATTTTTTACAGCAGGAATCAGTTGAAGAAGCCAGCACGACTTCTACGGTATTTTAAAAATGATTACCGATAGAAAATCGTACGTAGGCTGACACTAAGCAACGGCAAAGCCGTTGCTTAAATTCGGAAAGCCACGTTATTGATTTTTGATGCTTTAATTAAAAATTGAAAGCATCAAAAAACAGTTATTCATTATCAGGGTGCACTTGAATTTCCTACAATGTCTATTGATATTAGTTCCTCCTTTCAAAAGTCTCCATCCACACTTAGTGTGGAGGAGCGTCCGCTCCGTGCTGTCAAGATTCTTCCGCATCGTGATTCAAGTATGCCGCGGCGGAGTTTCCATCTTGGTCTACTTATTGATAGTAGCGGAAGTATGGACGGCGAGCGCATTAGTGCCGTTAAGACTACGCTTCGACTATTGATTGATGCACTTACCGACGGCGACGCACTAACTATTATTGGTTATGAGTCGCGACCTACGTCCTTGGCACGTGGCGTAATTATTAGCAATGAATCGCGACTAGCACTACATGACAGTGTCGCTAGTCTTCGTGCTGACGGCGGTACAAATCTTGAGGCAGCACTTGTGTTGCTTCGTGAAATTACATCAGACGCAACGCTACCAAGTATGGATGCTGGATTTGTATTGACCGACGGTCATATTAATCAGGGGTTGACTTCCGCAAGTGGTCTTTTCCGATTGCTCAATGCGGCTGTGCCAATCTGTACTCCCATTTACACTCTTGGATTTGGTGCTGACCATAATTCTCGTATGCTTCGTGATATTGCGCTACGCACGCGCGGTTCTTACACATACGCAGATGCGGCAGAACTCATTCCTGCAACAATCGCGGATATTATTAGCGGCCTTGCTACCGAAGTGGGACGTGGATGCCGACTTACTATTCCAGATGGTTGGCGTTGTCTTGAACTTACTGCCGAGGCCGACGCAACGGAGTTCAACGTTGGTGTTCTTGTTGCAGATAAGGAGCAGATGGTTGTTCTTGAAGGTCCGCCTGGTCCTTGCGTTACTCCTCCACCGCTTACGCTTATTTGGCAATGTCATACTGGCGGCACGCGAAGTGAAACTTGTACTACCTACAATGACTTTGACGCATTGATTGTAGATGAGCAATACTGTCGTTGCCGCGTAGCTACTGTTCAAACTGCTGTTCAAGAGCTACTAGAGGCACATAATATTACGGATGCTCGTGCCGCACTGGTAGCGCTTGGTACGGAACTTGACCGCAATCCCGCTAAGGATCGTTCGTTTGTCATCAGCCTTCGTGCACAGATTGATGAGATGGTAGATGCGCTTGCTACGCCATCACTTCCGGCTACGCCATTGATGCGACCCGGTCATCTTCACCGTGCCGTAGGACCTTGGTCCCCTCCGCCAATTGCGCCTACACTTTCCCTGCTATCGAGTCGTATGGCAAGTAATACTGCTGCTCTTGGAGTACAGCGTGGAGTACTAAGTCATATTAGCAGCGTTGAGCCACCCCGCGGTGGTGCCGGTGCTCCGCTTCGCCCTACTGCCAGTGGGGTAACGCATAGCTTCAGTTCTCCTGCGCAGCGAAACGCAACACAAAGTATGACAGAGCGCTACTCACAGGCTGTACACGAGGAAAATGATACTGATTTGTTTCGTGTTATCGCTGAACGTGTTGCAACGCTAGATGCCAATCCTATGACGCCGCTACGTCGTACACCACGCTAGGGATACCGTGGCTTTCCGAATTTAAGCAACGGCTTTGCCGTTGCTTAAATATCGTCAGCCTACGTACGACCGATAGAAAACCGAAATTAAGCAACGCCAAAGGCGTTGCTTAATTTCGGTTTTCTACGGTAATGAATAAATAAAAACTTATTATAAAACAAATGGGTGACGCATCAGATACAATCAAAAAAAATCGTGCAAAAGCAATATATATAAACCAAATTAACACATTTGTAGCACAAAATAATTTGAATGGCGTTTTAAGCACATGTACAACTGCTCCAGCTGCGACTAGTACAGTAACTGCTAAATATCCTAGTTTTGAAAATAAGTTTCTGTTTTTTGAAGGTAAAAATGAATGTGCAGATTGTACTTGCCCAGTTACTGGATACGCGTCACATTAAATTTTTTTTTAAACCGATGTAAATTAATGGCATCTGAAAAACCATTAGATGAACGAGTAAAAGAATGTACAAGTATATTAAGGGACATTCAGGCCCTTGGTATACCTAATTTCAGTCCCGAGTTAGAAAAACTTCGCAAACATATGAATAATTATATCCGAGAAGGCACACCATGGAGCGGGACTATTGATTTTAGTGCTTATGGTCGTATTGCGGAAGTAATTCTTCCACGGCGTGCGGACAAAGCAGTTGAAGTCTTGTTTAGGATACCACGTGCGCGACGCTAATTCAAAATTTTTTGTCCTTTCGGACTTTTTTTGTCTTTTATTTTTTTGTTTTATTTTTGTATAATGCTTAAGAAGTAGTAACAGACTCTGGCATATCAGGAGTAGAACCAGTTGAGGATGGCTCGGTCTCAACCTTAGCATCCACGGCCGTGCCAACTGCTGCCGGCGGCTCGATAGGAATCGCTGATGCTCCCATATCCCGCAAGACCTGACGGTACTCCCAGTTTAGCACAAACAGCATTTGAGCCACATCCTTACTGTTCATAAACTCAAGACAGGCCTTCCAATCTACTGTCTTGCCTGCAGGCTTCAAAGTCTCAATGTAAAGACTGTGAAGCCCGTAAACCAGTGGACGGTACTTAGGCGGAATTGACTTGCGGTCCATGCTGCGTGCCTTGAAGACATCGCAGTAGATGTGGTATACATCGCTGGTCGCGGTCTTCCAACGTGCCACCATTGCGTCTGCCTCACGCCGCTCCTCTGGGAAAAGGCGCAGATAGTCGCGCAACTTATCATCGCGCCAAGCCTTCAACCAAAGGTAGTCGCGGCGGGGTGAATTGCCACGGAGTGCACGGACCCGATTGTACTCAGGCGTCCTTAGCTTCCAGCGATGACCATCTGCACTCTTCACTACAAAGCCTTGGTAGTTGTGACCAAAGCGAGTATTGAACTCAGACAGAGTTGAGCGTACAGACGCCCAATCCGTAAGCCGAGGTACCAATGGTGCGATTGGCGGCGTAGGATTCCACGCAACTGTTCCGTCAGTCACAATTGTGCAGATATCTACAATTTGACTGCGGGGAGAAGATACAGCACAGACAATCCGGTTTTCAGGATGCTGAAGAATAAAGGAGTAGGAGTATGCGCGATTCAGCGTACTCAAGTCCGCATCTCGCATCAAACCCCAGAACATATCTGCGAAGGTCTTCGTATTGCTGTAATAGCGGCAACGCGCATCCAATATACTACGCGTATGAATACGCCAGCGACCACTGTAGGTATCCCAGAACAGACCAATCAGCGTGCCATCGTAGAATGGCTCTACGCGATAGTCGGTAATGGGGCCATCAGGCAGACTCTCGCCATCTGCACTCTTCCAGCTGGTCACGGACACAGGGCGATGTGCGATAGTATCCCAGACTACCGAACGGAAAGCACGTGCGACCGGATTGCTTAGGTCCGTCTGCCCCTTTACATAGCGGATAAGCGCATAGGGTGAGTCCGGCAGCGAGTAGTCCTCAACGCGGAGCTTCAGCGTCGCCGTAAGGTGGGTATACAACGCACTCCAGGTAGGATAGGAAGTGATAAGATCCTTATAAACGGAAAGCGTAGGGAAAGACATTTTAAAGAAAGAACGGACTAACAGGTCTGTAAGGAATGAATGATCTATCTTTAACTTTAGTTGGCACCAACTATTCAATTTTGTCCAATGGGTTGCTTCAATTTTTTCCATTACATTTTACATTTCCTACCGCGGCCTTCCGAAATTTACCATAGAAAACCGAAATTACCGTAGAAAACCGAAATTAAGCAACGCCTTTGGCGTTGCTTAATTTCGGTTTTCTATCGGTCTTACGTAGGCTGACACTGTTTAAGCAACGGCTTTAATTAAATTCGGAAAGCCACGGTATCGTAGACTTCCTATGGTAAAAAATCTTAAAATCAAATGGATGAACAAAATTGATTTGTTTGTTGCTTGTATTTCAAACAAGTATTAAGATGCCTTATATTCTATATATTGTACCAACTTCTGAAGCGCGTGCGGTGTATGAGGCTGGGGCTGCCGCTTACAATGCGCGGCCTTATGCGGAGCGCGACGCAGGGTTTGATTTGTATAGCGACCAAACGACCGTATTTAGTGATCCATCGTCTCCCCCCGCAGGAAGGATTCATCAACAAATTAGTGCTGCATTTTATGACACCAGTCGCGGGCTATTTCGCGCCTACTGGCTACTCCCACGATCAAGTATTAGTAAGACGTCACTACGATTGGCAAATTCGGTTGGGTTGATTGATGCTGGATACCGCGGCCCTATTATGGCAGCCTGCGATGGAAAATATAGCGTTAATTCTAATGAACGTCTGTTTCAACTAGCATCTCCTGATTTGCTGCCCTGGGATGAAATTAGAGTTGTATCAGAGATTCCTGGTGGGCCAACGCTACGTGGCAGCGGCGGATTTGGTTCAACCGGCACTTAATCTTATGATACTTACGTCCATTTGTGCCGCTAATTGTGCTACTAATTCATCATTTTTATAGTCATTTATGTATTTTATACTTTTGATACCTGCAGCCAGCAATATACGCACACAAATGATACACGGATAATGGGTTATGTAGGCAGTGGCACCTGCACATACTACACCGCGTTTTGCACAATCCGCAATTGCGTTTTGCTCCGCGTGTACGGTTGCTTGTTCGTGTCCATCGCGTACTACTGATATATGTGCACATCCAGGTAAAAATCCGTTATAACCTTGGCTAATTATTCGGTTATCGGCTACAAGAAGGCAACCGACATGAAGCCGGTCACACGGACTTCGTTTAGCAGTTACTTGGACAATTTCTTTAAAGTAATTATCCCAGGAAGGTCTTTCCATTTTATTTTGGGTTATTATCTTTTTTATTTAGACTCTAATATACAGCGCATCTCCCCAACCATACTCTGTCATTGAAATGCTATGCCGCTTAAACCCCTTTGATTCCAAAAAAGTATCCATTTCTGATAGTAAATTACAATCTTTATAGACTTCCTGTGTATTTACTTCACTATAAATAGCGTCCGCAAAGTTAATAAAGTCATCTGCTGACTTTAATGCTCGTAATTCAACTCCTTGAATATCAAGATTCCAAAAATTTCTATCTTTCATTGGCAAGGAATGCTTTTCAATAAATGATGATAGACGCTCTGTAGTGACCTCAATGGTTTTTACAACTTTACACCATTTATAAGATTGAGCATGAGTACCAAATTCTAATAAACTTGAAGATTGTCCATTGTTTGTGATATAAAATGGTAAAGTTTTTACTTCATCTGATATTGCTGAATTGTGTACTTTTATACCATGTGCTATCATTTTACTAACAAGCTCAGGATTTGCTTCTATCCAATCAATATTTTTAGCAATAATTCCATTGGCAATATATTGAGACTGCTCTTCGCATTCATGTGCACCAATATGAAGTATGCCACGTATATTGATTCCATTTTCTTTCAAAATTTTATTAACTTCACTAAATGGAATAAGCATTTTAATATCAAATTATAAATAAATGTTTAGACCATACTGTATATTATGAAAGTTAAAACCGAATTACAGTGGCTACAGAAATTAAGACAGACCCAAAGGGACTGTCTTATTTCGTATTCCTACGTAAAACCGTGAAAATCATAAACTAAGACAGCCTTTTTGGCCGGTCTTAGACCGGCGAACATTTAAAATGGGCACTTTTGACTGCGAAACAGTCAAAAAAAAGTGCGTCATTTTATATGGTTTCGCCGGCAAGCAGTGCTCATTTTAAATGAGCACGGGTCTAATTTAAGATTTCTACGGTATACCATTTTTTTCCAGAAAGTCGTTCACCCCAATAATTACCATTTGATTTAATCGTATTTTGAATTTCTTTTTCATAATTACTTAGGAATAGTTTCGAAAAATCATAAATAGTGTTTTTCATCATTTCGTATTTTTCCGCTAAATAAACTTCGTTTATTTCACTATAATCTTTTGTAAAAAGAATTGGACAACCTTCATATTTCATAGCTATACCTGGATGCGTTTCAACTATTGGAATCGCACCAGCCATTAATGCTTCATAATGACGATGACAATCTACACCGTTTCCCTCTGGCGAAACAATAAATTTATATTTAGAAAGAGTATTAAAGTAATCATTTGATGAAAAAAGGTTATTGGATATACCATTATTGTTTAATATTTTTAAAATAGCATCACGGCCACCGATGGGTCTTCTACGGCGATCTGTATATGTATTAATAGCACAAAGAACTAATTGTGAATGATTATCATTTTTCAAAAACTCTTGTTCTCTATGATATATAAACTTCCAACCCATTCCTATAGGAAAGTCAACCCATTCATCATTTTGATATTTAAATTCGGAACAATTGTATAACAATTCTGAACACGGTTTTTTATAAGTCTGCCATTCTAACAATGTCATAGAGTACATTTTTATAGTTTAGTCCTATATAAATCATTGAACTCCTTAACGCATATTTCTTTATGAGTCTGCATGTAATAACTACCGTCATGAACAATATGATCGTAAGACATATTAGGCACAAGTTGAAGCACTGCACCAACACGAAGCATCAAATAATTTTGAAACAAAACATCCAATGCTAAACATTTTGGGACATAATCGCTTAACTTATCTGTTGCATCTGCTTTCATAAAAAGATTTTTATTAAAAATATAATTGCCTGTATTAAGCATACAATCTACTCTATATTTTGAAAACTTATCCCAAGTGTTTTCTAAGGTGAAACTTTCATTAACTAAGTGTCTATAATCAAATCCTGGATGACCGTGTTGAGGATTTGTAAAAGAAGGAGCATATATAGTATTTTCACTATGGCCATTTATTTCTATAAATTTTAACCACGCTTCAAAATAGGTTTGCGAAGCAAAATTATCTGAATCAAGTAAGCAAATCCAGTCATTTTCAGCATGACCAACGGCTTGTCTTTTATTCAAAAATGCTCCTAGAACTTGAGTATTTGAAAAAAGCTTTAATTTAGTACTATCAAACATACTTTTAATTTTCTCAATATCACTGCCATTTTCATCTGAAATTACTATTTCATTAATGTATGGATTTGAAATATAGTGCGGTAATGACTTTTTTAAAAAATCCCAACGATTCATTGTTGGAATACAAAGACTTAACTTCATTTAATTTATAATTGAAAAGAAAGTTATTTTTAGACCAGAATATGGTCTAAAAAATATGTTAATAAAAAATGTAACATGCCAATCACTGTGCACCTTAAAGGAGGTGTTGGAAATCAATTATTTTGTTTATCAACCGGATATTATCTGGCAAAAAAGAAAAATACTTCTTTTTTTATCACTCAGGATGATTTTGAGGGTTGTAATCAGGGTCGGCATCCAAGCACATACTACTCAAATTTGTATGCTCGAATAACTAAATATAAAACCAATCTGCCTATTTTTAATCATAAAGAAAAGCAATGGCTTTACTATGACTTAGTGCCGCATTTTATACAGGTTGACACTGAAAAATATATAATCAATCTTGATGGTTATTTTCAATCCGCTAAATACTTTCCTGATATGCATGAAGAACTAAAAGAACTTTATGCTTCAAACAAGTATGTTAATGATTTTTTGACTTCACGCGGATACAAGGACCGATTTCCTGAATTATTTAATCCTCATACATATTGTTTTATTGGTGTACGACGCGGTGATTATATACCTAGGGCAGCATTTCATAACCCCTGTGGAATGGATTATTACAATAAAGCACTCGAAAGATGCTATGCAAAGAAGTATTATATTGCGTCTGATGATATGGATTGGTGTCGACGAAAGTTTATTGGGCCGCAATATGTGTTTTTAGATATTAAGGATGACCTTGAATTATTGTATTTAGGAACATTGTTTCCAAAATACATAATATCAAACTCTTCATACCATTGGTGGATGAGTTATTTATCCGCATATCAAGACCCTCTTGTCATAGCACCTGATAAATGGCTTTTTGGACCGGAAGCACCGCGTAGTGCATACGATTCAATTTATCGCGATAGTATGATTGTTATTGAACGTACTATAGAAACCGATTAGTATTTCTTCACCATTACAACAGGTCCTTTTGTTGCGCCCGCGCCGGTTGTGGTAAGTGTTGGACCAGTTTCTCCCGCGGCTTCAGCGGCTTCTTTTGCACGTTCAATCTCTGCCGAACGCAGCCAATGTTCCCGCGAGCCAATCTTAAAATCGGGATGCGGTGCGGCTTTGTACCAGAATACGCAGTCTTCCAATCTGTTTGTTTTGCTACCGTTATGAATCACCAAACACTCATAATTTTCGGTACATTGGTCCATAATTTGGCAGAAAAGTTCAAACGTTGGAAAAATACCCGCAAATTGCTCATAAATTCGACGACGTGCGGATACTTGATTTTCACGCAAAATAAATACATAATCGACTTGTCCTCGAAGTACAGGTGGAATACCCATAACATACTGAATCGCTAAAATATAGAGTAATCCATAATGCCGACCATTCATAAACAATGAGCGTACAAATTTATCACTTATCCACTTATTATCGTACAAACAATCATCCATACAAATAAATGCACGACGGTCTAGTGCCGAAGGTATACCACGTTCCTTTTCTTTGCGGATTTGTTTTGTAATAGCATCTTGACGCCGCAATACATTGCTAATAATACTTGAATTGAATTCTTCGTGGATAAAAAGACTTGGTACAATCGTACTATAAAAAGCATTTGCACCTTCTGTACCACTTATGACAGTTCCAATTGGAAATCGCTGTTTGTAATATAATAAATCCTTGATTAACCAAGATTTTCCTGTACCGCGCCGACCAATAAAAAGAACAACGCAATCATCAGGAATTAGTGCCATATTAAATTTTGAAAGCCGGAGATTAACTGTAGGACGCGAACTGATTGGATCAGACATAGAGGGCATCATTGCGCTCAGGGTTGCGCCACCTGGTGCTCCTCCGCCACTTGGCGGTGCTCCCGCTCCTGCAATTGCTGGTCCGGTATATGCCATTTTTTAATTGCGGCTAAGATTAATTTATTTACAAATTTTCGCAATTGTGTTTGCGGAAGTTGGCATAAATTTGAACCCCAGTAACTTTCAGAATCATGCCACGTGGTAAACCGGCTAGACGCGGACGCGGAGGAGCTCGTGGAGGTGCTACTATAAATACTGACCGTTATCGCGTAGCAAAACCGGCTGTTAAAAGTCTTCCCGATGTATTAAATGTTTCAATAACGAATCAAAGTCTACCCTCTGTACTTCAAACAAGTTTTCCTGAATTTGTTAATGCTCAACCTTTTTTCTCAAGTCTTGAACGCCTGAACCCTGAAATGAATAGTTCGGGTGCAAAGTATACAAACTGTTGGCTTGGGGTTCCAAATATTAGTTTGGTGGTGCGTGACATAAGCTCAGCTTTTCACGCTGAGCTTATGTTGAGTGGTGATGAAAAACAGCACCCTGTTTTTATAAAACGCATTCACTTGCTTGATCCGATTTTATGTATGGAGGGAGAATACTTGTGGCCGCGGGACGGTGCCCTACCAGCACCGTCCGAACCGTGGCGGAACGCATTGACCAAAATCAATGACCCGTTAAATGAAGCATACGTGGATGCATTATTTGCGTGTGCTGCTAATAACTTAGTAAGCAGTGGAATATCACCTCATTGGTGCCGCTCTTACGGCACATTTAGTGCTCGTGTTAATAAGTACCTTTACAACATTACCGATGAGTACGGAAGTATTCGACATAAACCGTGGTGGCGCCGTAATCAACGTCTTGGATTTTTTAAAGTCTTTGATCCAAATGCCGATGGGCAAACAGAAAAATCGCCTGCGTTTAGTGGTACTGGGATGGCGTTGGATGGCGATGATTTTGAAAATCTTGATGATACATCAAGTGTAAGTAGTAGCATAAGTAGCATAACTGAAACTGAACCAGTGATGAACCATGAAACGTCAATTCAACTTAGCACACCTGCACTACGTTTATCTCGGATAAGTAATTCTAGTTCAGATAGTAATGATAACGAATTTGAAACGGAAGAAGAAGAAGTAGAAGAAGACGAGGATGTTATGTACGCCGAATTTGAAGATTTTCCCGTTCAAGTAACTTTGTTAGAACGTGCGGAGGGAACACTCGATGAATTACTTGATGATGAGGAAGATGACCCAAGTCTGGAAAGTACACGCGATATACGTTGGACGGCTTGGCTTTGGCAAGTGATTAGCGCATTGTGCGTTGCACAGCATTACTACGGATTTGTTCACAATGACTTACATACAAACAATATAATGTGGAATACATGTGATAATGAGTATTTATATTACCGGATTAATTCTAAAGCTAAAGCACCTTGGTACGCAAAAGTTCCAACATTTGGCCGAGTAATGAAAATTATTGATTTTGGGCGAGCATCTTTTACACTCCCTGAGCCCGCAGGATTTTTTATTAGCGACGCGTTTTATCCTGGCAATGATGCGGGGGAGCAATACAATTGTGGACCATTTTATAACGAAGACGACGGCCCGCGTATTGAACCAAACCCATCGTTCGACCTTTGTCGCCTTGCGGTTTCTTTACTGGAGTCGCTGTATCCTGAGCGACCACCGACTGCAAAGCCTGTTAAAACATTAAGCCGCGAGGGCGCAAAAATCTATACTGAAACGGTATCGCCTGTCTATAATATGCTTTGGGAGTGGCTTCAGGACGACAATGGGAAAAATGTTTTGCGAAAGCCGGATGGCGAGGAGCGCTATCCTGATTTTGATTTGTACAAAGCAATTAGCGCTGAGGTGCATAATGCGGTCCCTTGTCGCCAGTTACTACGACCGATTTTCAATAGTTATCGCATCACGTCAGTACCAACGGGCGTAACAGTTTATGATCTACACATTGATTAGAAAATGAGGCTTACCGTAGAAAACCGAAATTAACCAACGCCAAA